GTGGGCACCGTGGGCTGCGCGCGGAAGCAGTCGATGATCATCGGCAGGGGAGTGCCGCCCGCCGGGTCGCGGGTCCACGTCATCGTCCACATGTCCTGGTCGACGGCTTCCTCGAGCATCTCGCGGGCCGCGGCCAGAATCTGCCTGGTCGGCGCGGTGATCCAGATCGGCAGCTTGATGGTCCGGTTGGACGCCCGCCGGCCGAACGGGCGTTCCCCGTCGAGCAGGAGCGAGGCTACGAAATCCGTGGTGGGCTGCGGGGCGGACAGGTCGAACCCGGGCTGCAGGCGGAAAACAGCGCCCGGGCACATCGGGTTCACCGACGCGACCCCGCCGCCTAGCAGCTCGACGCAGTTGGCGATAGTAAGACTGTCCGACATCAGCCAGTCACCCCCTGTGACAGGCCCGGGGATGCGTTAGCTACGGCGCGTGAGTTCGTCATCGCTAAGAGCCGCCGCGCGGGTAACGGCTCCTGAAGCTGGCCGCCTGGCTCGCCCCGCCGATCGCCCCGCCCACCGAGCCGCCGACCCCCGCGGGCACGGCGGCGGTGACGTCGATCAGCCGCTCGAGCCGCGCCGCGATCCCGGCCAGGGTCATCCCCCCGCCGGGTGACACCATCTCGGGGCCTTTCTCCCCGAACCCGTAGGCTTTCCCGCTGGCCCCGTACCCGATCACAGGCTCGGAGATCATGCCGCCGGACCCGTACCAGGTCGGTGCCGTGCTGGCCTGGGATGCCTGCGGCCCGATCCCGGCCAGGGCGGCGATCACGCTCGCGGCGGTCAGCGGCGCCGCCGCGGCAGTGCTTGTACCGTCCGGCCCGTCATCTGAGTCGTCCCCGGCCGCTGATGCCGCGCTCGCCGCCGCGGCTGCGGCTGCGCTGGCGGCGGCTACCTGGGCGGGAGTCAGGCCCAGCATCCTGGTGACCCCGGCGATGGTGGCCTTCTGGCTGGCGAGCTGTTTCTTCCACGCGGCCACGCTGGCTTTCAGCGCGGCCGTGGACCCGGCCGCTGAGATCCAGGACGACAGGTGAGAATCGGAGCCGGCCAGCGACGTCCGCCACTTGGTCAGCGCGGTCCGCTCGCCGGTCAGCGCGGCGATGTGCTTCTTGTCGGCGGCCTCAGCGTTCACGTAGTGCGCGTGCAGGGCCTCGGACAGCCCCCCGGCGCCGGCGAGGGTCTTGTCCCGGGACAGGCCGCTGGTCCACGTGTCGATCTGCGCGTTGACAGTGGGGTGCTTGCTGCCCGTCCAGGCTTTCAGGTACGCCGCGCCCTGGCTGGCGACCGACCCTCCTGCCGCGTAGCCCTTGATGCCGAGCGCGGCGAACAGCGGCGCCAGTATCCTGCTGTCCGCGGCGGACACCACGGTCTCGTCCTTGGATACGCGGATCAGCACGTCATCGGCGGTCGGCGAGGTGCCCGCGGTGACCTTCCCGCCGGCGGCCAGCCCCGTGTCGCCCTGCGCGATCAGGCCCGCCGCCACCGGGTCGGAGATCCACGGGTAGTACCCGCTCGCGTTGTACTTGGCGACGGCCTGCCGGGCGTTGTCCAGGGCGTTCAGGGATCCCGGCTGACCGGGATAAATCTGCCAGAGCCCGGAGGCGCCTATGGAGTTGACGACATCGACCCGGCCGCCGGACTCTGCTATGGCGATCTGGGCCATGTTTGCGGCGACGGCGGGGTTGCCGCCCGCCTGGATCCACAGCGCCTGGAGCTGCGCGTCCGTCAGGTCGCCCTTGCCGGTGGCGGTGGACCCGCTGCCGATGCCGAGCAGGCCGAGGATGTCGCCGCCGAGGCCCTTGAGCGCGCCGAGCGCCTTGCCGGGCAGGCTGGTGACGGAGATGAGCCCCTTCTTGACGATGTCCTCCAGGGCTTTCGGGAGCCCGCCGAGTACCTTGTCCGCGATCGCGACCGGGTTGGCCCGCAGCATCCCGCCGAGCAGGCCGCCCATCAGGTGCTCGCCGATCCCGGCCATCACGGTGGAATCGGAGTGGATGCCGAAGAACGATTTCACCGCGCCGACGATCGGCTGGACGATGTTGCTGTCGACCCACGACCCGATCCCCGCCATCGCGGAGGTGATGCCGCTGAACAGGCCGGAGATGATGTTCCTGCCGGCCGATGCCAGCCAGGACACGGCGCCGCCGAAGAACCCGCTGAACCGGGCCCCCACCCCGGAGAACCACGGCGCGACGGTCCCGGACCAGTAGCCGGAGACCCCGGACCACAGGCCGCTGATGACGTTCCTGCCCGCGGCGGCCAGCCACCCGCCGGCCCCGCCGAACCATCCCCCGACGCGGCCCGCCACGGATGAGAACCACGGGGCCACCGTCCCGGACCAGATGTCAGCGATGCCCGACCACAGGCCGGAGATGATCTTCCTGCCGCCCGGTACCAGCCACGACCCTGCCGCTGAGAACCACCCGGCGATGCGGCCGGGCATTGCGGTGAACCACGCGGAGACGGTTTCCCACGCGTCCTGGATACCGGACCACAGCCCGCCGATAAGGCTTGATCCAATGGATGCCAGGAAGCCGGTGTCCATGGAGATGCCAGCGCCGATCGCCTCGAAGAACCCCGGCAGGGTCTTGTTGAAGAAATCGCTGACAGGGTCCTGGACGTCGTTAATGAACCCGTTGTGGGCCGTGGACCACATCGTTTCCCAGGTATTGAGGGTGTTCGCCGCCCAGTCGGGGATGTCGCCGTTGAAGAAGTTCGACACCGGGGCCTGCACGTCACGCAGGAACCCGTCGTGGGTGGTGTCCCACACTCCGGCGAGGCCGCTGGAATGCGCCCAGCCGGGCAGCATCACGGTGAAGAAATGATCGACGGGCAGTAGCAGGCCGGTGTTGAAGAACCCGCCGATCGTCCCCCAGAACCCGGACCAGTTAGCCGCCGGCGGCGGTCCCAGTTCCTTCCCTATCTGCTTGAGCTTGGCCTGGTATCCGGTCAGGGGCGCGGCGTTCACGGCCGGCGAGATGAGCGTGGCGTTGATCGCGTTGATGTCGCCCTGGGTTAGTTTCAGCCTCGCCAGCTGCTTGTCGACGGATTTGGTGTCCGACCCCGGGCTGATGTTCATCTGGTCGATCGCCTGGATTTGCCCGGGGGTCAGGTTCAGCGAGGTGAGAAACGCGTTGAGGTCCGCGGAGTCCACGGCGGGGTGGATGAGCGTCGCGTTGATCGCGGCGATCTGCCCCGAGGTCAGGCCTAGGATTTTCAGCGTCGCGTCGACCTGCTTCTGGTCGGACTTCGGGCTGATGTCCATCTGGTTGATGTTGAAGATCTGCGTCGGGGTCAGTTCCAGCGCGGTGAGGAACGCGTTCAGTTCCGTGGCGTCCACCGACGGGTGGATGAGCGCCGCGTTGATGTCGGCGATCTGCCCCGGGGTCAGGTCCAGTTTCGCCAGCAGCGCGTCGACCTTCGTCTGGTCTGACTTCGGGCTGATGTCCATTTTGTTGACCGCGGCGATCTGCCCGGGGAACAGGCCGATCGAGTCCAGGAGCAGGTACGTCTCCGACGGGTCCGTCTTCGGTCGGATGACGAGGCCGTTGATCGAGGCGATCTGCCCCGGGGTCAGCCCGATCGTCTTCAGCAGCGCGTCAACTTGCTTCTCGTCGGATTTCGGGCTGATGTCCAGGGCGTTTACCTTGTCGATCTGCCCGGGGATCAGGCCAAGCTGGGTGAGGAACCCGTCGAGCAGCGTGTTGTTCGCCCGGGGGCTGAAAACATCGGTGTTGATCGCGCCGATCTGCGTCTGGATCAGGCCGAGTTTCTTCAGCAGCGCGTCGACCTGCGCCTGGTTCGACTGCGGGCTGATGTGCAGCTTGTTGACTGCGGTGATCTGCCCCGGGAGCAGGCCGATGTCCGTGAGGAACGCGTCGAACTCCGTGACGTTCACGGCCGGCGCGAGAGGCGTGTTGTTGACCTGGTTCCACAGCGCCTCCGCCTGCGCCCTGGTGAATCCGAGCTTCTCGGCGAAGACGACGAACTCGGCCTGAGCCTGGGCCGTGTTCCCGAGAGTGGCGACCAGCGCGGTGGCCAGGGCCTGCGCCGAGGCGGTCATCGCGCCGAGGTTGTCGTGGGAGCTGCGGGCTGCGGTCGCGAAGTTGTCGAACACCTTCTGGCCGCCGCCGACCTGGAAGATAGCCGCGGCCATCGCCGTGCTGAGGTTCTGCTGCAGCGCCGAGGCCAGGTTGTTCATGTCGTCGGCGAGGTTCGATGAGTCGATGGTGAGCGTGGAGACGATGCCGTCGAGGTTCTTCGTGGCGTCCTTGGTGTTCCCGAGCCACAGCGTCAGCGACTTCAGGCTGTCCGGGCCGGTGTACCCGGCGGTCTGCGCGAACGCGTACAGCTCGGCGGTGGCCTCCTTGCTGCCGCTGGCCGTGGGGATCAGCTGCGCGACGAGATCTTTCCCGGCCTGGGTGAGCATCGCGGTGCCCTTGGCGCCGAGCCCCGCCGCGCTGGCCTGGTTGAGCAGCGCCGCCTCCACCGCCGAGGCGCTTGATATCTGTGACTGGAACTGGGATTGCAGGGTGAGCGAGGCGTCGCTGACGGTGCCGAGGGATTTCTTGAGCGTCAGCGCGGCTGTGCCGGTGCCCTCCATCGACGCGCCGGACGCGGCGGCGTCGGCGTTCATCGTGTTCATGCCCTGCTCGAAGGTGATGAACGCGGACGCGCCCCCGGTGACCACGCCGAGGAACGCCGTCCAGCCGCCGGTGATGGCGGAGACGGACGATTTCTGCTGCTCGGACGCGAACGTCACCGCGTCAAGGGCGCCGGTCAGCAGGCCGCCGCTTACCGACATCTCCTTGTACCCGGAGATCAGGTTGGCGACCTTCTGCTGCATCAGGGCGAACGAGTCGCCGGCGTTCACGCCCGCCAGGTCCATCAGGGCAAGGGCGTCGGAGTAGGAGTAGCCCTGGGTGATGAGGCTGCCGGTCTCGGAGAACAGGGCTGTCTGTTCCTTGGACAGGCTGATGATCGCGCCCTTGTAGGCGCTGATGTTGTCCGTCGCCTGGATCGCGGCGCCCTGGCCGGGGACGAAGATGCCCTTGACGGCCTTCCCGAGGTTCTCCACGGAACCGATCACGTTGCCGCCGGCGAAGTCGGACCACGACTTGGTCCAGTCCTGGCCGAAGGCGAGGGCGTCCTTGCCGAACGAGTTGGCGGTGCCCCCCAGGGTGTTCCAGCCCTTCATGATCTGGGCGGTGCTCACCTGGGAGATCGACGTGTTCAGCGTCCCGATCGCGGAGTTGATCTGCAGGATGGCGGCGCTGGCGTTGTCGGAGGCGATCCCGGTGTTCAGCGTGCCGATGAGGCCGGTCACGCTGGCGCTGGCCCGGCCGGCCTCGTACACGACGTCGGCGAGCGCGGCAGCCGCCACGACCGCCCAGGCCCACGGGCTCAGCGCCAGGGCGCCGAGTTTGGCCAGCAGCCCGCCGCTGGCCTCCGACGCCACGTCCTCCTCCGCGGCGAGCCCCGCCATCGCCTCGCCCTCGGCGGCTGTCGAGGCTTCGATCTCAGCCATCGCCGCCTTGGTCTCGGCGGCGGCCTGCTGGGCCGCGGACCCGAACAGCCCCCAGCTTTTGAGCTGGAGAAGGATGACCGAGCCGAGGCTCATGAACTTCTGGCCGAGATTCGACGCGGCCCCCGACAGGTCCGTGAACATCGCCCCGAGCCGGGTGAACCCGCCCGCGTCCTTGTCGACGTTCGCGAGCGCTCCCGCCCCCTTGGCCACCCCGCCCAGGGCCAGGGTCAGCGAGTACAGCGGCGACACCATCTTCACGGCCAGGTCGGCGAGCAGCCCGCCCCACAGCAGGAACGCGTGGATGCCGAGGACCGCTTTCAGGATCGGCGCGGGGATCTCGGAGAACACCTGCACGAGCTTCGCGGCGCCCTCCACCAGGTCCAGCAGGTAATGCACGGTCCCCGGGTCGGATTTCAGCAGGTTCTCGAACGCCACCCCGAGCGTGTCCAGGATCTGCGCGAGCTGCTTCATGATGTTGTAGCCGGACACCAGCATCGCGCCGGAGGCGCCCTGCGCTTTCTGGAACAGGTCCAGTTTCGCTATCCAGGTGTCGAACCCGGTCACGACCATCTGGATGCCGCCCGCCGCGACGGAGGACTGCTTCCCGACCAGCCCCATCACCCCGCCGTACAGCTCCAGGATCCCCGGCTGCAGATCCTTCTGCAGCTGGGACAGGCCGATGTGGACGGGGCCGAGGCTCATCCCGAACGTGTGCGCTACCTCGTCGACAGCCTTGATGTTCCTGGCAAGCTGCTCCCAGATCGGCAGGGTCGTGATGATCGTCTGCGCCATCGTCAGCGTCGTCTCGACCACGATCACCGAGGTTTCGATGAGGCCGTCGAGCAGGATGTGCCATAGCTGCACCTGCCCGATGAGCTCAGTGGACCCGAACGCCCCCGCCCACAGCTGCACCTGCCGGGTCAGGTCGAAGAACCCCTTGCTCCCCCCCTCGGCAGCCTCCCCTGCGTCCTTGGCGACCCCGACGAGCTTCCCCATGCTGAGCGCCGCCGACGCCGACGCGACGCTGACGCCCGTCAGCGCCTTCTGCAGTCCCGCCGCCTGCTGCGTGGCCACGGCGGCCCCGGCGACGTTCACGGTGACGTTCCCGGCCTGGCCGCCCGCCAGCGGCGTCCCGGCAACCGCCGCCTTCAGCGCCTCCGCCGCCGCTGCCACCTGCGCGACGGAGGCGAGAGCCTGCGCGTTGTTCACGTCCAGCGGCACACCATGCGCCAGCATCGCCTTCAGCGCGGTGAACGCGGCCCGTCCCTGCGCGATCGCCGCGAGCGCCTGCGCGTTGTCCACATCGAGCGGCGGGGTGCCCGCGATGTCCCTGTCCAGGTCCCCGAGCTGCCCTGACGCGGACGCGGCCTGCTGCTGGAACGCGTCCAGCGCCGTCGCGGACTCCCGGAGCTGCGACTGGAACGCGGCGAGGGCATCCGCGCCGGCCTGCCCGGGTCCGCTCATCGCGGCGGTGACCTGCGCGAGCAACTGCTCGAGCTGCTCGAGCTGCGGGATCGCGGCGAGGATCGCGGGCCGCTGCGGCGCCGCCATCTGGTTGAGCAGCGTCGCGTAGTCGGCGGATGCCTGCTTCACCTGCGTGTCAAGCTGCTCCGCCGCCTGCGTGCCCGCGTCCGTCCCCGCGGTGCCGCCCGCGCCCCCGGCGGAGGTGACCGGCGCCGCGGCAGCTTCGGCGGGGGCGGCAGCCGGCGACGTGGCCGCGGGGGACGGCGCCGCGGCGGCCTCGGGCGCGGCGGACGGCGACGCGGCTGCGGGGACGGGGACCGCGACGGGGGCAGCCGCCGCGTTTGGAGCGGGGCCGCTGAGCATCGACTGGATACTCCCGGTCAGCAGCGCCGCGGCGGCCGACCGCAGGGCCGCGGCGGCGTCCCTGAGCTGCCCGGCCGCGTCGGCGGTGTCAGCGGCGGCGCTCCCCGCAGCGGCTGCCGCGGCTTTCTCCGCGGCGGCTGCGGCCTCAAGGTCCCCGGCGGCCTGCTCCGAGCCCGGGCCGCTGGCCGCCTGGCCCTGACCGGTGATCACCTGCCGGATGTAGCCGGACTGGTCCTGCGGGACGCCGCCGCCTTGCAGCACCTGCTGCACCGGGGTGACGGTGCCGCCGCCGCCCGGGTCGGAGATCATCCGGCCGAGCAGGCCGCCTTGCGCGGAGGACTGCGCGGTGGGTGCCCCGGTCACCGGGTGGGGACTGAACAGGCTGTTGAGCGTGCCCAGCACCGACCCCTGCGGCGAGGACTTGAGGCGCTGCGCGGCGTCGCGGGAAATCATATTGTCGAGATCGGCGAACATACGCCGGGCCCGGCCCAGGCTGGCCGTGTCGAAAACGGCGGCGACGCGGACCTCGCGGTCCTTGGTCAGCGCGTCGAGCTTGGCGCGGGCCGCGGCGAGATCGGCATCGAACTTCGATGTGTCAATCGACAGTCTCGCCTCAATGGACCCAGCGTCAAAGGCCATGCTGCTCACCTCCCCGGTCGAGGAAGAGGTTGTGACCGTCGCAGGCGGCCTGCGCCAGCTCCGGCGTGTCCATCAGCCCGATGAGCGGATCATCGTCGGACGGGATGGCTGTGAGCTGCACGTAAATCGTGCGGCCCGCGTGCCGCCCCGTCCGCCACGGGAAGCGCGCCGGATTGAACGCCATCACCGGCCCCCCGGCTGCCGGGCGGCTTCCATCTGCTCGATCATCCCGGCCAGGTCGATGACGTCGGCCCCGGTCTTGACCCCGGTCCGCACCGTGGGCCCGTACGGCCCCTCAGGCGGCGCGGAAGCAGCGGCCTGGAAGCTGAACGGCACGCTTTCGTCCTCGGACATGCCTTCGAGGTAGGCCCGCTGCCGGTCCCACGACAGATCGTCCCAGTCGTCCTCGGTGAAGTTCAGGTAGCGGCGGACCGAGTACAGGATTACCCGGCGACTGCGCGCAGCGGGGAGCTCGGCCGCGCTCTCCCAGCGCCGGGTCCGGCTTCCGGGGACATAACCTCCTGCTGCAGCCAGGCGTAGAATGCCTGCCTGCGCCGCATCGGCAGCGCCAGGATCTCCGCCTTGGACGGCGACCCGGAGCACAGGTCGGCGTACAGTTGCGCCATCTTCCCCATCAAGCTCACGACGTCCTCGGGGTTCAGGTCGTCCAGGGCGTCTGTCACCGATGCGGGGTTGGCGGGGTCCGCCGTGGAGGGCAGCTTGTCCTCCGACTCCTTGACGACCTTCTTGACCCCGGTCAGGAACTTGGCGATCTGCCTGTCCGTCGGCTCGTCGATCACGCCGGACGGCCCCGGTATCACCTTGTCCCCGACCTTGTAGGTGAACGTGTAGCCGAGCTCCTCGGCTACGGACTCCGCGCTGAATGCTGCCAATGACCTTTCCCCCCCTGCCAGGCTCCTCCCGGAGCGATGTTCGAAATAAGATCTACGAGGTGGCCAAACTTGTGAGATCCGACCACGTGATACTGCTGAACGGGCAGATAGCGGACAGGGTGAGCGGGTAGACGCGCTGCTGCGCGGCCCTGCGGTACGCCGTCTGCACCTGACCGGCGCTGATCATGGTCGGGACGTAGAGGACCCTGGCGTACCCCGACTGGTTCTTGCCGATCAGCGCCACGCTCAGCGACGGGAACACCGTGGAGAGGGTGAGGACCGTCTTGCCGGGCTGGCTGGCCCCCGCCGCGGTGGTCGCCTGCGTCCCGGAGTTACCCCACGCCAGGCTGACGTTGTTCAGGGTTTCTTCCGAGAGGTTGCAGGTCACCGTCAGGTCCGCCGTCGAGACGGCGACGCCGACCGGTGTCGGCTGCTCCTCGATGAGGATGTTCTGGGTCGTGGGAGCGAACGTGAGCGTCACGCCGTCGAGGGTGCCGCCGACGTAGTTCCAGCCCAGGCCTGTCCACGACGTGCCGTACCCGAGATAGGCGTCGCCGGGCACCGCGGTGCCGGTGGGGGCGGTGAACAGCACCCCGACCCCGTACAGCACGTTCGTGGTCGTGTACGCCGGAGGGGCGTAGTTGAGCGGGACGATCGCCATATCAGTGCTCCTGGATGATCTTGACGCCGGCGTTCAGCGCGGCCTCGGTCAGGCCGGGCACCGTGTGCGCCGGAACAGTGGTTGGCTGGTCGGTGACCGTGACCCCGCCCCACGTCATGGAGGAGTGGGGCGCCAGGACCCGCATGACCGCTTTCTCCCCGGCGGTCGCGTCGGCGCGGAGCTTCGCGAGCTCTTCCTCGAGCTTCGCGGCGAGGCCGGACTGGTCCTCCGCCGCCGCGGGAGGCCCGGACGCCAGGGCGGTGACGGGCGCCGCCAGCGCCGCCGACGTGTCGCCTGCCGCCGCGCCTGGCACCTGCGCCGGGGTCTGCGCGGGCGGCGCCGCTGGCTTGGGCGCTGGCGGGGATGATGCCGGGGTGCTGGTCTCGCTCATGGGGTCACCGTCACAAACTGGTAGGCGCGGACACACAGGAGAGTGGTAGCGGAGAAGTCGATGACCACGCAGCCCTGCGCGGCGGCGGTCAGCGCGGTCGTGTTGATCGCCCCCGTGTAGGTCACGGTGGTCGGCGATTCCTGGTTGTACGTGGACGGGCTGAACGGCCCCAGCCAGCCCGATGAGGAGGTGACCAGCGTGCCGGCCTCGGCGGTAGCGGGCGGCACCTGGCCGGAGGTCCCCGCCACGTTCCCGATCAGCACCTGATAGGAGGGAGTGACGGCCCCGCACGTGTAGTACAGCCACACCCCGCCGTTGCTGACATTGGGGATCATGACGCCCAGGTTTGTGCCCCAGGCGGTAGCGAAGGCCGTCCCGCCGGCGCCTACGGCGTCCACCCCGGCCGCGCCGACCGTCGCGTAGAGCGGGAACACCGACACCGCAGGGCCGGTGTTGAACAGGGCGGGGATGACGGCGAGCCGCGGTCCGGTAGCCAATCTAAACTCCTATCTCACAGGCGTTCAAATGACGCCAATTGCGGAAGTGGATCACGCCGTCCACCGCTCCTTTTGATACGCCGTACTCACGGGCGATTGCCGTGCTTCCCTCGCCGAAAAATCCGTGGCGAACCCGGATGTCTTCCACGTCGTCAGCGGTAAGTACACTGTTCCAGCAGCCCTCGCCTCTCGGCCATGAGCCCGTCCCGCCGTTGGACTTGTCGTACGCTCTGTGGCAGAAAAGACACTTAGCAACGTAATCCTGCACGTCACAGCCGTCCCGCCCGGCGATACGCGACCATTCCTGCGATTGGTTGCCGCATTCGCATTTGTAATCTGACGCTGGACCGCGTTCTCTTCTGACCCTGAGATGGAGACCGCCGTACCCGGCGTCGTCGCCTTTCCATGCCCAGTGCTTCTCTCGTGGCTCGAATGGCATAATCGCATCACACTCCTATTACTATTATGTAGGAGCAAGTACATTCAAACCTTTTATCGGACTCATCAAGGGGGAGCATGGCGGGCCGACCGGCTAGCCGGTGCACGTGGACAATCTGCGTCCCGTCTACCTGCGCAGGAAAAGGAGCGGACAGGATCAGCGCGTCCAGGGTGTCCGCGGCCAGCCGGGCGGCGAGGGGGTCATCGGCCGGGCCCCGGACGCGCGCCTGGAACGTCACCGCGTCCGTCGCCGGCTCCTCGGTCGTAAAGCCCGGGCCCCCGGTCCCGGTGATGAAAACGGCCTTGTCGGGGTCCGCAATGATCTCCGGGCCCACGTACAGCGGGAATCCAAGCTCCTGCCTGTTATCCCAGCC